ATACGACTATTTTTGAAACTGGCCATACAATTATAGAGACAATTTGTCATATATTCAAAAGTTGTTTATTGAGTATCAATACGTTATGTATATAATTTTACCTAATATGTCATAGTTTGCATAACTCGTTGATAATCAATAAGTTACATAAAACGTTGAAAATGAGGGTTTTATGCAAAATCAATGAGTTATGTATAATAAAAAAATATATGTATTTATTTTGCCGTTTCAAAAATCTTTCATATATTTAATATCGTAGGGAAACCTATGGGGGCTCTGTTAAGTAGGAGTGGCACTCAAATCATTGTATGGTTTATTTGTTCTCTTTACTCTCTGTTTCTAACTCATATTGTGTGAGGGGGGACAGGGGGGTGTAAGTAGAAGCAGCATCTAAATCATAAAACTAAAGCAGTATAGCACTGAAGCAATAATAAAAATACTTTATAAATTATTTGGAAATATCAGGAAAAAGTTGTAACTTCTCAAAAGTAAAGCACTAAGCAAATAAACTTAAAATCTGAAAATAAATAATAAAAACAATTAAATATAAATTTAAAAGTAAATGTTATTAATCAGTAAGAACTTAATTTATTACTCACAGCTATTCAGCATTTATGTAGAGTGTTCTTATTACTAAATATACAGAGCCGGTTTGATTGCCATCGCCGGCTCTTTTTATGCGCAATCTTTTTTTTATGATATATATTATAAAGAATATTTTGGTAATCTAAAATATTTTCAGTATATTAGTAATATTAAAAACTTAAAAGATGGCAAATCAAAAAGTATGTAGAAGATGTTGTAAATTAAAAGATACAACACAATTCAGTAAAAGAAAAGCAAGTTCAGATGGATTGCAAGGTGATTGTAAAGAATGTAATACAATAACAAATAAAAAGTTCAGAACTGAAATAGACCCAAAGCATCATGAAAGATGGCAAAAATCTAATTGGGATAAATTCGTATCTTACATAAAGAAATACAGAAAAGCAGATAAATCAGGTATCATTTATGCAATCATAAACCCAGAAGGTGAAACTTATATTGGTATGAGTGAAATGCGTTTTAATGTTAGAATGATTGAACATAGAAAACATTATAGACAATTCAAACAAGGTAAGAGAACATCTTTGCCTGGTTTACACGATTCATTTGATAAATACGGATTAGAAAATCACAGGTTTGAAACTATTCTTGAATTAGAAAAAATAGATAGAAAACAATTAGAATACATAGAAAGAAGTTTTATAGATGTATTACAACAACAAAACAAATCACTTAATACAAGAAATTGGTAATATGAAAAAAGATACGAAATACAAAATGGTGCAACTACCAGAAGAAATACATAAAATGCTAAAAGAATATTGTAATCATCACGGATTTAAATTAAGTGGATTTCTTTCAGCATTAATTAGAAGAGAAGTAAAAGGAAATAGATAATGAAAAGAATATGCATAATCAAATTGGGTAATGTAGTAGAAGCAATCATTACAATAATCACAGGGGGTTGGGGGAAAGAATTGGCGTCGTTTGTAGCTAAAAAATTTTTTGATAGAGATGATTGCGGCTGCGAAAGTAGAAGAATATGGTTGAATAAGATAGTAGGATGTGATGAAAAACAAATTAAATTATTTTAAATTATGAATACATTAAGTAAACAAAAAATAGAAGAACATCTATTCGGAAAAAATAGTGGAAATAAAATAACCGAATATCAATACGAAAACTTTTGCAAATATTGGAATTCAAATAAAACTTATTATGAATATACAAAAGATAAAGATAATTGGAATGAAAAGAAAATAGTAATGAATTGGTTTATGTGGTATGCGGACAGAGATGATTTACATAATATTCAATGGTAAAATAATAAAATGGAAGATATAATAAATTTAATAAAGATAAAGATGATTGAAGCATGTAAGATATATCCTAAATCACCTAAAGAATTAAAACAAAATATAAACGATATAAACAAATTAAATCAGTTATTACAATCAACACAAATACAAAAACAAAATGGAAACAACTAAAGCAACGTTAGACGGAAGTTACAAATTAGAAAAAGAAATTGACAAAGATAGTTTATACTTTGTAAATTGGGAAAACTTAAAAGGAGTAGAGGATTTAGTCCTTATCTTTGCATGTATGGGATTATCTTTCTCAGGACATCATCCTCATTTCGAAACTATTAAACATCTTTTAGATTTGAATAATCCAGTTAAACCAAATCAACCACTTCCTCAACAACCAAAAGCAGAAGATTTAAAATTACCTAAACTTAAAAAAATTAAGTAATATGAATGAATTAAGTCCAGAAGCACTATTAGAACTTAAGAATGAATTAAGTCAAATAGGTTCTTATTTGCCAGAAAACAAAACACCTTATATTTGGAATACATTCAATCATATTAGAGGTGAACAAGAACCAAGACCATGCACCTGTGCATCAGCAGGTGGACATTGGAAAAGAGCAATTGATTTTTTACACGATTACGCAAAGAATAGATAATGATTGATTCAGGTAGTGTTCAACAATGTGAATGTGAAAGAAGATTAATCGGACTATTCAACGAATCAAATAGTTGGTTAATTAGTTCAGCAAAAAAGATTACAAAGAATAGAGAAGAAGCAGAAGATTTAGTGCAAGAGTTATTTATCTATCTGCATGAGAAATGTAATCCTAAATTGTTTTGGGGTGAAAATACTTATAATCTTTTTTATTGTAGTAAATTTCTTCATAGTAGATTTATAAACAAAACAAAGAAACTAAATCGGACAACCTATGTAGAAGAAGTATATGATACACAAGAAGATATACCATATGATGAAGAAAAAGATTTACAGATACAAAGAGCACATGAACAAATACTATCTGAATTAAAACAATTAGAAAAAACAAAGATGTGGGCATCATCTAAAATATTTCAACTATATTGGATGAGTGATAATACTTTAGATGAAGTTGCACATAACATAGGAATAAGCAAATCGACTACCTTTCTTGCAGTAAAGAAGATAAGAAAGTATTTAGAACAAGTTATAGATAATCCATTCAATGAAAATAAAATTCAACCCTAACAAAGAAAGAGTATGTATTACTTGCGGAAATATATTTTTACCTAATAAACCTTTAAACAATTGTTCTAAGTGTATAAACGAAAAAGCACGTTTGAATAGAATAAAATATAAAGAAGAAGGTAAGATACCACAAGATAAAACACCATATCCATTTTGCACTAAAACAAATCAAGCTGGAGCAAGATTTAATAAAATAAAACGAGAGTTGAATAAAGCATGGAATGAAGGAAGAGAAGCAGTTAAAAGACATTACGATAAACAATTAAAAGAAGCAGAAGAATTAGGAATACTTGAATGGATATATGATAGAAGAGATACTTCACCAAAAATTAAAAATGGTCAAATAGGTAGACCAGTAGATAAAAGAACTCAATACCCATCAACAAAAGATATGCCATATTAAATGGAACCTACTATACAATACAATCAAATTTGCTTTAACTTTAATTGGACATGGATAAAGGATAAGCAAATCCATCATAGAGGTAATGCTAAAGGTGGAATGTTGATGATAGCAGATATAGATGGCAATGTAATAAAGATGTATGGATATGAACTTATTATGTAATCAACTACAAAAGCATTGCATGATTGTTAAAATAACAGAAGAAAACATTATGGCATTTCAAAAAGGAAATCAATTAGGAAAGGGAAGACCACCAGGTGCATTGAATAGAAGCACAGAACAAATGAAATTAACTATTGCTCGTGCAGTAAACAATACACTCAATACAATATCAGAAGATTTAGAAGAGATAAAGAAAAGAGACCCGGAGAAAGCAATGGACTTAGCATTGAAGTTAATGGAATATGCTTTACCTAAATTAAGTAGAACTGAGATGAAAGCAGAGATTGAACAAAGAATACAATCCATAAATGTAAACATAACTAAATCAGGTAGTGGAAGTTAATATTAATACGACAGTTACATTTGAACATCTACTGGAGAGTAAGACTAGAGTTAGTCAGCATATAGGTGGTACAAGAAGTGGTAAAACTTATGCGATTCTCCAATGGCTTATTGTTAAGGCATTAGAATTACCACAAACTGTCACCATCGTTAGAAGAACAATACCCTCACTTAAAAGGACAGTAATAAAAGATTTCACAGATATACTTAAAGGCTTGGGTATATGGGATGAAGATAACTTTAATATTAGTGATAGAACATATAAGTTACAAGGAAGCACAATACAAT